AGCTGATAATGGTAGCGGCAACTCTGCGTCTACCAACATGGAAGTTTATCAGCACGACCAGTACCAGTGGATTCGCATCCACACTGTTTATCAACTTGTGGCTGGTCAGACAAGCTTTACCCTAAGTATTGGCATAGTTCCACCAGCACCGTTCTTACCAGGTGGAGGCCCAGGCTATACAATTGCCCCAACTTCTTTCTTCCACATTGATGGTGTTCAAGCTGAGTACGGTAGAGTACCAAACGCTTTTGTAAACCCATCGTCCAATACCACTGGCACTATTGTTAACCCAACAGACGGCACATCACTTATCTACACTACTCAAGCTCAGAGCACCAATGGTGGAAAGAGCAGCTACATCTCTAACCTCACCATCAAGACACAACGTCTTCGCGACTCATTAAGTTTAGTGATGCCAATAGGAAGTACATGGGCTGTAAGAGTTGGTTACCCTACCGATAACTATCCAGACCTTACTGAGTCTTTGATTCCTTCAGCATCCTTTGAAAAGGATTTGGGACAATGGGTTGGCGTTAACTCTTCTTTGAAGCGCGTAGTATCTAAAGGTTCCCTATACGGACAATACGTAACCCATGGAGCCGCATACTGTTTGGTAAACCGCACTGGTTCTACAGGCAGCTTTGGTATCAAGACCAGCTATGTAGCTAATGTTCTTTCAGGTCGTGGCTATTATGCGTCGGCAGCTATTCGTCCACTCAACTCTGTGTCTGAGGGTTCTTACACAATGCGTGTAGACTTCTATGATGCCAACCAGGTTTTGATTCCTGTCTACCATTGGTCTAACGGAATCATCAGCACTTCGCTTCCATCTTCGTCAGGGGTTACCTACACAGACGTGACAACCACGTACAGAGCTGTAACCGTAACCAACACCCACACAGACCGCTGGGGATATATTGCTAACATCTTCCCCGCGACCTCTACAGTGGGGGCTGCATATGCTATACTATCTGTTACGTTTAACCCAGCAACTCCAGACGCTACACAAGCGTTTGAGATTGATAGGGTTGTACTTAGACAATAGGAGGCAATAATGTCTAATGTGTTCATAGCTTCATTAGCATCGGCATGTATTCTTGTAGCCGTAGAAACCTTCTTAATTTCATTAGGCAAATTTAGGGGCCTGCTGGCTCTAGGAGCCTCTTTTATTTCTTTGGTAGTCTTGGGTACCCACCTTCGTTTTTTGCCCGTCTACGGGCTTGCTGTGACCTTTTTAGGGCTAGTATTGTCGATGGGTGTAGAAGAACTATTTAATCAACCATCTGCACGAGAGTTGCCAAAGCGCATACCTATGAGATAAAGTTATCCCCCTAGGAGGGGAGAACTAGTGGATTATATTACTGATCCAATTTTATCTTTGAGGGCACGAGCCCTTTATGGCCTATATCTACACTTAGGCCGAGTCATGTCAGCTAATGAACTCTTTGAGTCTAACTTAGTATCTGAAGGCATGCATTCTATCAAGGGCGCCATGATGGAGCTCAAGAAAGCTGGATACATCACAATCGAACGCTATCAGATTGGTGATGGTCGTTGGCGTACCAATTTGTATTTTACTGACGAAACCTTAAACGCGTACGTTCCAAACTTTGCCACCGATGGCGGAAATTCAACTGTCGGCACCGATGGTCGAAAATCAGCCATTCTATCCATAGATAGCTATAAAGCTAATAGCTTAAGTACTACTATTAATACAGATACTAACGTATCTGTATTAATAACGGGCGTGCCGCCCGAGGAGGGAAAAGAAATGGGTTGGCCAGGAATCGATGAAGAAGAGCCTAAGAAGCGTAAGCTACACCTCGATACGGATGATGACTCAGGCGCTGTAGGCAGGGTTATAGATAAGGCTGCTATGCGGCGAGAGAAGTATAAGAAGACTTCATTCGAGGCAGTCCCAGCTTCCATGCGCAGAGACACACGTGATGAAGACGATTGGACTACCGGCGATCTTGTCGCAGAGTTCTATGACTTATCTCGTGCTGCAGCGCCTGGCGTACCTAGCCAGATAAACGGCAAGAGCCTTGCCTCGTGGATTAACAAGATGGTAAGTGAAGGCTCATCACGTCCCGCTATTCTAAAAGCCATCAGAATGTTCTTTGGTGATCCGCGATTGATTAGAGATCCTGGAATCGGTCAGCCACTGTGGCGACGATTCTTGGCCTTCTATCCAACGGTACACGGATTAGTTCAGGTAGAAAAGAAATCAATATATGTAGACGACGACTTCTTGGCTCACCAAGAAAAGATGCTCAAGTTATTGGAGGGGTAATGTACGACGTATCAGAATTGCACGGACACATTAGGTCACAGATCCTTGGTGCTAATCTTCCTATGAAGTCTATCGGCATGGAGTTCTCAGATCTAGATCCAAGTCCAACAGTAGATGCTGTTAAGAAGTGGGTTGACAATGTTCGGTCAGAAAAGGTTATTCAAGCAATCGGTCAGCCACTATGTGGTATGGGACTTATGCTCGTTGGCGAACCTGGTCATGGCAAGACAACACTTGCGTCGGTAGCTGTCCAAGAATTAGTTCGGACAATGCCACGACTCGCTTGGGGAAACCCTGTCGGTACAGTTCGCCGTCCGGTGTACTTCTCAGACTATCCAAAGCTACTTCGTTTGAAGCAAGCTCAGTGGTCAGAGCCTGATGATGACGCACAGATCCTCTTAGACGGTATCAACGGTGATGCAGATCGTGAGCACAACGTAAAGGTATTTGTTCTAGATGATTTGGGCAAAGAATATCGCACTGCTAGCGGTTGGGCAGAAAATACGTTCGACTCTCTGCTCCGTAGCCGTTTTAACGCGGGTCTACCCACTATAGTTACTACTAACGTTCCATTGAAGAAATGGGGCGAAGTTTATGGAGAACCAATGGGAAGCTTTGCGTATGAAGCTTTCGTGTCACTTGCGCTACAATCACCTGTGGGGGATAGGAGAAAGAGAAATTAAGACTTCAATGGATACATGGCAGATTACGCAGTTGTTCCTATCGGACACTGGGGTGCACGAAGTTTCTATCAACCTTTCCTCTCACAAGTTACGTTGTGACTGTCCAGGTTATACAACTCGTAGCGCTTGCAAGCATGTCAACTTTGTGCGAGAGAAGATGGATGAGAACGGCGGCATCTATCCTACAGAGGTTTCCAATCGTGTATCACGAATCGAAACTATTATCGCCAGCAAAAGTCCAGAGAGTTTCAGAACACTTCTGATTAACTTTGGTAAAATCGAAGTAGTTTAAATATGCGGGGGGGTGATATTTCTAACGAAGTTCCCCTCCGGGTATTGGTCGCCATTGACTGCATTATAGAAAGACGACCAACGTTGAAGAAGGTCTTTGGCATCAACCTCACCGGGGAAGAGGTAACTTACAATCGTCAATCTCTTGCCTACTTCTGGCGCTTTGCTGACAAGCAGGGTTACACGCTAGAACTAGTTGGATTTGAACGTACTCAGAAAGAAATGGATAGGGTCTTACAAGATTTAGATAACTTAGGAACAAACCCATTCAACTATGCAACAGCCTATAACGTTGTAGCAGACTTAGTGGTAGAACTTCCTTACCGTCCTGAAGTTCGTGGGGTAATAGATATCCCAGAACGAGGATTACGATACGGTTCATGGTACTTAGATTCGGGGGTAACAAATGGCATCGGACAATGAATTGCGTCTACTGTCCAAAGCAGTTAGGGATAGAGATATCTCAAAGCTGCTGGAAGCGGGCATAGCAGATGACTGGTTCTTTGTAGAGGAAAACAAGCAGGTCTGGAAGTTTATCAAGCAGCACTGGACTAAATATCAAGAGGTTCCTACAGCTGTTACTGTCAAAGATAACTTTCCAACCTACACGCTCCTAGCGGTAGAGGATACGATCGAGTATCTCCTTGACCAGCTCATTGACTATCGTCGTCGTCAGAATACGATCTCCCTCCTTTTGGATGCACAAGAGGCGGTAGCTTCCGGCGGCCATGATGCTGCCCTGAATGTCATGGGTCAGCGTCTTGCACAGATTGTAGATGAGGGGTCTCGTCAATCTAGCGATGTGGATCTTACCAACAATCCTATGCAACGCTTTGATGAGTACCTTGCTGTCAAGACTCGTCCTAATGGATTGATCGGCGTCTCTACTGGTTTCAAGACTATTGATGAGGCAACTGCAGGTCTACAGCCTGGCCAACTTGTAACTATCATCGCTCCACCTAAGACAGGTAAGTCTGTGCTTGCCTTACAGACAGCGGTGAACGTTCACAAGGATGGTTACGTTCCTATGTTCCAATCCTTTGAGATGACAAACGAAGAGCAGAAGCATCGCCATGATGCTATGCGCTGTGGTATCTCTCATGCTCGTCTGACTCGTGGTGGACTTAAGCCACAAGAAGAAGACAAGTATCGCAAAGGTCTACAAGCTATGGAGTCGATGCATAAGTTCTACCTCACAGACTCAATCTCTGCATTGACTGTCACCGGTATCGCTGCAAAGATTGACAAGCTGCAGCCTGACATTGTCTTTATTGATGGTGTGTATCTTATGATCGATGAAGTTACTGGAGACCAGAATACTCCAGGTGCGCTGACTAATATCACTCGTGCACTGAAGCAACTAGCTCAGAAGAAGAAGATTCCTGTCGTCATTAGTACTCAGGTGCTGACGTGGAAGATGAAGGGCAAGAAGGTTACTGCCGACTCTATCGGTTACTCATCCTCGTTCTATCAGGACTCGGATGTTATCTTGGCTCTGCAACGCCAGGATGAGGAAGACGATACGTCTCGTGAGCTTCGCATCGTGGCTAGTCGTAACTGCGGCCCTGCAGCTACGGATTTACTTTGGGATTGGGAGGAGGGTCGCTTTGAAGAATATGGAGCCTTCGGGCAGTCCATTTGATGGGACTCAGATGTGCGCGACGGTAGACCGTGACTGGTTCTTTCCGGATGAGTACGAAGATGACCCCGCTACGGTTAACCTAAAGGTGCTTAATGCAAAGGCAGTATGCACCATGTGTAACCTACAGGAGAAGTGCTTAGAGTATGCACTGAAGACTCCTTCGTTAGAGGGAATCTGGGGCGGTACTACTAAGTATGAGAGAAAGTTAATGCGTCGTAGGATTGCGAGGGCACGTGCTAGATCTTCGAGATAAGAACTCTCCAACCTCCGTCTGCGTCTGTGGCTCATTGCTGTGGAAGCTAGATGTGATGTTTGAGGATAATGAAATTGCTTTGTATATGTTAGATATGGAATGTTCATTGTGCGGTGCTCTAGCTACCGCACCAACACCAATAGATGGAGAATAAAATGTTTTTAGCTTACTTTGGGTTCTTTACAGGAATGTTTATCACTTGGATTTGGCTAACCGCCGGATCTCCTAGAGCACGGCAGATCAAAGACCGCAGCGATGTAGTCA